TCAGCAGACTCACAGCGCCGTCACCTCCGAAGCGATATTGAAATTCTTCAGGTTCGCCTCCGTCACGCGCCGGGAAGACGCTTCCAGCGCCGGCCAGACGGTTTTGCGTTCGCCGTCCTCGGTCATGAGCTGGATGTCCGCCGAGTACGCGCCGTAAGCGACGTTCTCGGTGTCCTCATGACGAATCAGGATGCGGCTGCTGCCCATCGCGCCCGACGTCTGAAGAATCACCGCCGAATCCCGGGACGGCGTTTCCCGCACCGTCAGCGTCAGCACATCGCCGGGGCGCATCTCGTATGGCGTTTCGCCGTCGTCCAGCGTAAGCGTCACGTCAAGCGCCTCGTCATCGCCGCGCACCATCCAGATTTTTCCGTTGTCAATAATCAATCCGGTCCCTCCTTACTCCGTTTTTGTGTATTCCACGATCACGAATCCGCTGTCGCACCGCATGCCAGAGCCGCAGCCGATGATGACGGCCGTCTGGTTCACCGCGGTATTCAGCAGGCACTTTACGCAGCGGTTCGCCACTTCCTCCACGTGCGGCAGCGGCATGGGGTAATCGCCCAGCACCGCCATGCCCCGCAGCGACACGACCACGCCCCGGTTCGGCGTGCTGAACCAGAACGCCTTTTCCTCGCCCGCCGCGATCGCGCCGAAGCTGATCACCTGACGGTAGATCGGATTGCCGTCGATCCACGTGCCGCCGGTGGGCGTTTCCGCCGCTTTGTAATTGGTCACGCCCTCGATGCCGCCGTAGAACGCCGCCTCCCAGGCGCTTTCGAACATCGGGCGCGCCGATGTACCCGTGGAGTACATGCCCACCGCTACGCCATTGCCGTTTCCGGCGTAGTGCATGATGGCCCGGCTGTTGGTGACGCTGGAGGACGCGGTGACCTCCCGGCCCGCCGTGTCGGTGAGGTACAGCGTAAAGCCGTATCCTGAATCCAGTGGAATCTGCGCCGTGATCAGCGTTCGGTCGTTGGTCTTTACGCAGGTCGCGCCGGAGCCCCACGCGATGGTGGTAATGGTTTCCGTGCCGTCCTCGGGCGTTCTGCCCAGCTTCAGCGTGGGCGAATTGTAGCCGCCCGCCGTGTCGATCTGCGCGTCCAGCGTGACCCAGACTCGGTTGCCGTCGGTGGAGGCTTCATAGACCGTCGCGCCGCTGTCGTCCACCCGCTGCGAGTATCGCTGCACAAGGAAGTTGTTGATCTTCGGCGGGGCCACGGCGGTGACACTGAACGACCACGTAAGCGTCAGGCTGCGGCCTCTGCTGTCGGTGACGGTGACGTCGTAGGTATGCAGGCCCGCTTCCTTCAGCTTGCCGATGTTGACCTGCGCGCCTGTGGATGTGCTGCTGAGCGTACCGCTGACGTCCACGCCCTCGGTGCCCCGGATGCGGTAGCTCTTCAGCGTCGCGCCCTGTCCCGGCTCGGCTTCATACATCACAATTGCGGCGCCGCCGACGAACTGGTAATACTTCGTGCCCGTGCCCACCGGCGAGGAGTACACCGAAAACGCCGGAACGACGTCCGCGCCCGCCGAAACCGTGAACGGAATCTGGCGCTGCGCCGTCTGTACGCCGTCCACCAGCGTCGTCAGCACGCAGTAGGCCGTGCCGGACACGTCGTTGGGGATCTGGTTCAGCCATGTCTTCGGTACGGTGTAGGACGCCGTCAGCGTTGATGCGCTCAGTGTCGTGACCGAGCTCTGCGCGGAGCCCATCTTCCACTGTACCTTGTGGGTGACCGTGCCGTCGGATTCCAGCGGGGCGATGGTCAGGCTGACCGTCTCGCCCGCGAGGATGCCCGTTCTGTCCAGCGTGCCCCGGCTACCCTTCACGTCGTGGTCGACCGACAGCGTCGCCGCGCGGATGTACAGCGCGTTCTCCGACCAGCCGTAGGCCGTGGCCGATTCGTTGACATAGACCGCCAGCGTCGTAGACGTGCCGCTTTGCAGCCACGAAACCAGATTTGCAAACGCCGCAGCATTGGAATCTGGCGAGAAATAGATCGTGCGCGTGCTGTTGTACGCCGAGCCGTTGGTCGGCACGTTTCCGATGGCCGTTCCCAGCATGGCCGTACCGGTTCCCGTCAACTCCGTCTGCGTACCCTGATACAGATACAGGGTCTTTTCATCGCTGCCGCCCGCCTTCGGAAACTGCAGCGTCAGGCGAATGGCCGTGATCTCCTGATCTGCCCAGTCCACCGAATCCCGCAGTTTGGAAAACAGCATCGCGCCGACGCGGGGATAACCGCCCGTCCACGTGCCTTGAATCGCATCGCCGATGTTCCAACTGCTGTATGCTGCGCGGCTGACATTGCCCAGTTTGTCAGCCGCAATGGTAAACGTACTCAAGTTGCTCCCTCCAGTACAAATGCGATGCCGCCGTCAGCCGCCTCACGCGCGACGATGCGCTTACCCGCCGAGCCCACACGCCCGATGCGGATTGCCTCCGTCTCAAGCTGACGCTTGTGGAAACTGCCGATCTTCCCGCCCAGTTGCAGAACATGAAATCCCGTCTCATCTACCAGCGTAGAGTAGGTCGAACCGGCCTTGCGCGTTTCAAGTCCGTCATCACTGAAACTGAACCATGTGGATATCTTCGTTTCGGTCGCATTCGCAGCGCTCTGTGCGTTCTCAGCTGCGTTCTGTGCCGCGCTGGCCGCTTCCTGCGCTGCGGTCGCAGCATCCTTTGCCGCCTCTACGCCGTTTGCTGCATCCATTGCATTCTGCGCGTTCTGCACGGCGCTCATGGCCATGTTGTTCGCGCTTTCGATATCAGCATTGAGCCCGGAAGTAGCCTCATCCACATTATCCTTGATCATGATGTTGACTGAGGTGTTGGCACTCAAGTCAAGCTGATCCGCCAGCGCGATAATTTCGTTGGTAAATACCTCGCGCGCAAACAACGTGTCAACGTCGATGTTAGCTGCGACGAGCTGTCGGATGATCGCGCTGTCAGCGAAGATATCCTGCACATTCAGTTTTGCAGCCGTGATGGATCCCTCGATGATCTTCTCGCCGCCGTTGATGGAGAGATCGGCTACATCGTCATTGCTCACCTGTTTCAGCGTCGTGGTGACGTTGCCGTCAGCATCAACCCCGAGCGAGTAGAACCCGCCGTCTGAGCCCTTTACGATCAATTCGCCGACCGTCAGGCTGACCATGTTGGCCTCGGTGACAGCCAGACGGCTGATGTACAGTTCGCCGCCGACGCCCTGCGTAATGATGGCCGTATCGGTCACAAGATCTTTGATATGCGCCCAGTCGATGTCAGCGTTCTTGATGTCAGCGGTTCCGATGTCGACATTCGCGATCTGTGCCCAGTCGATCACCGCGTGTCCGATCTGCGCCTCGTTGATCTTCGCCAGCGCCGCGTACAGCTGGTCGGTGGTGATTTCTCCGGCAACGATCTTCTCGATGTGCGCGCTGATCGCCTTGATGCTCTCCGCGTCGATCGCGCCTGCGGCAATCTTGTCCGCGGTAATGGATCCGGCCTGAAGCGCTTCAGTGTTGATGCTCTCGGCTTGAATGTGTCGCGTGGATACCGCGCCGTCGCCCAGCTGCGCGGCGCCCACCGTTCCGGCGCTCACCTTGCTGCCGTTGATTCCGTTCGGAATCTGCCACGACGCGAGCTTGCTGTTTGACAGCGATGCCGACGTGCTGCCCACCTCGATGCCGAGCGGCCTGTCATGCAGGCAATCCCACATCATTGACACAACCTCGGCGCTGCTGTCGGCAAATCCGTCCTTCGTTACGATCTCGACCTCGTCGTACAGCATCAGGCGGTCCATGTCCTTGTATTGTGCATATTCTGCACTTTCGCCCAAAAGGAGGAAGTCCACGCGCAGCGATACCTTCGGCCTGTCGCAGCCGCCGTCAATCATTTCCTGAGCGCGTTCCCGCATCCGCGTCAGCGCCTGCTCTTCGGTAAGTCCGTCCGTGCCCACCTTGCAGTCCGAACATTCCAGCCGGTACAGCATCGGATCGGCGTACTCGTTTATGCGAGGGCTGTCCACATACACCTCGGGCAGCAGCAGGTCGGAGCCGTCCTTCTTTTTGCCGACGGGCTTGATGCGCGTCGCGATGTTCGACCCGTCCATGTCAGCTGTCACGCCGACGAGGTTTTTGCCGTACTCGATCTTCATGCCGCGCTTTTTGCCGGCTCGGCGAAGGAAGAACAGCTCCCAGTTATCACGGATGTACTGGCAGCCCCACAGCGCGAGCACTCCCGTCTCCGCGTCCAGCATGGCCTTGATGGGGTTGACGTCTTTCCAGTCGATACCGCCGCGCGTCTCGGAGATGTCGGTATATGCAGAAAAGTCGTGCGGCACCTCGCAGTTTTCCATGATTCCGTTGAGCGCCGTCTGCAGGCTCACTTCGCCTTCCGACTTGTAGTTCGTGATGTTCTTGAGCAGCTTATAGGAAATGTGGTTGGCGTATGCCGTCACGCCCTCGTCGCTGCGCACTACGCGGTAGATCTCAAACAGCTGCGGCTTCACGCTCCAGTTCACCTTTGCCGCTTCATCCGTGCTTTCCAGCATCGCCTCGTCGTTTTCGGAGATGACCTCCGTGTATGTGCGCACATAGCGCAGATACGTTGCGGCCATGTAGCCTGTCGCGCCGTCTCTTGATACTGCCACTTTGTACCAGCTGTGACCGTTGGATGAGCCTGCGCTTCCGAGCTTTACCACTTCTGTGCCGGAATTGTACCGGCCAAGGATGGTCGATGAGGTGTTCGGCTTCTTGCGCAGATGCAGGCGGCCTTCGGACGTCTGCACGCGGTACACTTCGCGGGTAATCGTGGTGGTCGTGGACGCCGCGTCCATTCTCAGAAGCGGCGTCTCGCGAACAGGCACCCAGCATTTGATATATCTGCCTTCGCGCAGGCTTGCCCATTTGCCGAGCTCGTCATACGGGCACTCAAGCGCAACCTCGCTGTTCCCTCCGGCTGTTTCGTCATGGGTGCAGGTCGTCGCTTCCAGCGCTCCCACAATGCCCATTCCGTCGAAGTCCATGCCCGTCGGGTCATAGACATATACGTCGGACATTTACCTGCACCTCCATCTGGGCGTTACGTACACCTCGGTTACGCTGCCCGTCCAGTTGATCGACGTTACCGACGGATCCAGCAGCGGCCACTGGCCGTCAACAATCGACACTCTGTCGTTCATCGATTCAGTTCCGCTGTACGCCATCTTCGCCTCACAGTCAAGCGTCAGCTCGCCGTTGAGGCCGTCGATCAGTACTGTCTGGCGTCCCACCATGAGGGTTACGTTGCCTGTGCCGCGAACGCTTATGATCGGCTTCGCCTGCGCCGTGCCCCTGCCTCTGATCGTCGATGCTTCCCGGATGGTGATCGGCTGCGTCTCCGGCCATATGTAGCGGTGCGGTTTCGCGCGGAATGTAACGTTGGTTGTCCATCCGTCATTCCACACGCAGGGCACAAGCGGCGTTTCACCGATGACCTGTGCGTGCCAGAACCAATTCCAGCGTTCAAAGCGCAGGATGCCCGCGCCGCTGAGCCACGCCGTGACGGCGTTGACGTCAGCCTCGGGCCGGATCCACATCGGTACCGCGATTGTCACAGGCTTCAGCCCACCGTTCGAAATGAACCGTTCTCCGTCCGCGCCGGCGATCTGCACCCATTCGCCGTCTTCTTCGGCAATGGGAATGTTCGGCATGGTCGTGATTACGGCAAGCATCTCGTCGCTGTTATGGTCTCCGAAGTACATTCTGTTTTTCATATCAGCCCCCCTTTCCCGACGCTTCCGCTGCCAGCTGCGATGCAAGCTCGCGGCCGAAATTCTTTGCTTCTTTGCGGGTGTACGCGCCGCTGTAGCTGACGTTTACGGTAGTGTTGCCGCCGGAAGATTTATCCCCGGTTCTCCCACTCGACGAAGACGACGATGACGACGAACTTGAGCCGCCTTCCGCGTAATCAGAACCCATGAGCGTGCGTCGTGCAGCGTCCACCGCCGCCTGCGCCACTGCCTGCATCTGCGCCACAAGCACGCTCTTCCTTGCGGCAACTCCCGCGGCGAGGCTTTCCACGGCGGCCATGCCAACCGCATACATTCCCGTTCCTCCAACTTCGCCCGTCACCGCTTTTTTCGCAGAGCTCACCGAAGAACTCACAAGCCCCTCCGACGCTTTTTCGACTTTGCCGTCCGGATCCTGCAATCCTTCCTCCAGCCCGCTTACTGCGGAATCGCCGACGTCTCCCATTGCGGCCATAATTACCTCTTCAATGTTTGACGTGTCAATGTCAGCATCGGCAAATGCTCCTGTTGAACCGAATATCTCGTTTATCGTGTCCATATAGCTGCCATCTTCTGTGTTGATCCCCGCAAGCAGTTCTTTTATTTGCTGTTCAACTTCATGCTTTTTCTCTTTCAGCGCGATTGCATATCCTGAATTTGCGCCCGACGGTTTGCCCCATCCACCGCTCCATTCGCTCTGTTGTTCCGCACTCGCAATCTGTTCATCCAACAACGCCCGCACATCGAACAACTCAGCTATCTTTTCCAGATTCTCCATCTCTTCGGGCGAAATATCTTCAAAGCCTTCCCGCATTCCTTTCAGTAGTGCGCTGCGCTCTTCCTGATATTCTTCCAACGCTTTTTCTGCCTTGGCTTCCGCTTCTTCTTTGATTACCTGTTCTTGCTCCAGGTGTTCCTCAGGGGTCATCATCCCTCTTTTGAAAGCGTCGTCAATTTCCGCTTTTTTCGCGGCAGCTTCTTCTTCAATTGTTTGCAGATCTAGCTTGTATCCCTGATAAGCGTACTGAAACCCCTGTGCAATCGTATTCTGGTCCGTCGTCGCGCCCATAACCACCTGATCATACGCTCCCTTGCCCTGCTCGTTCAGCGCGGCGTTTGCGGCGTCGATTTCACTCATGACCTCCTGCACCTTCGCCTGAATAGCTTCCAGTTCTCCAAGGTGAGCCAGAACATAATCGGTCGACATTCCCGCCATGCCGTCGATCCATGCCGTCGTCTCCGCTTCCAGACTCTTCAGCGTCTCCGCATATCCGGCTGCGTCGTCGCCCATGCCTGCCAGCTTGGCTTCCGCGTCGTCAAACATACCCGTCACGTCGCTCTTGACCGCTTCCACGACCTCCGTTGTATCGGCCTCCCCGTCCGTCAGCGCGCTTTTGATCGTATCGTATACATTTGGCACCTTGAGCGCGAGGTTGTCCGCGGCGTCCTGATACACAGCTACGATTTCGTTGATCTGGCTGTCAGTCAGACCGAAAGCTTTAAGCGCTTCAACGAATATCGCCTGTTCACTGTCGATGTTTTCGTCAAGCGTCTCGGAGTCAATCTTTATTCCCGCCGCCATGGCGAGCTCTATCGGCTCCATCTCTCCTCTGATCGTGGCGATGATTGCCGCCTGTTCATCCGGCGTCAGTACCTTCATTCCGGTCAGCTTCGTTCTCAGCTCTGCTATTGCCGCTTCAATGGCCGCCGACGCGTCTGTGGTGTCAATCGTCGCGTCAATTGTCGCGGCCATGTCTCCGGAATAGTTTGCGTTCAGCGCGTCCTCGAACTTGTCGATTGCCGCGTCAAGACTCGCCGCCTGAGCTGCCTTATCCAATGCAATGATCGCTGCAGTAAGCGCCGCCAGCGCTGCCGCCGTCAGTCCCACGGGACCCGCGGCGGTTCCCATCAGCTTGATCGTCGTCGTCAGCTTGCTGGCGATCGACACCAGTTTCAGGCCGGCGGCAACCCACGCCGCCGTCTGGAGGATGCCCATTTTTTCCTCATTCGACAGAGCTCCAATCTTCTCCGCAAGTGTGCCGAGCGCGTCTGAGGCAATGTCGATGTACGGAGCCAGCTGCTCGCCGAACTTGATCGCTTCGTTCTTGATCTTGTTCAGGCTCATTTGCAAGCGGGATGCGCTATTGTCCGTCACCGTGGCAAATGCTTTGTCGAGTTTGCCGGCAGATGATTCCATAGCCGCAAGCGCCTGCGCATAGTCATCCGCAGCGCCTCCGCCCAGCAGCATCACTTGTGACAATCCCTCTACGCTGCCGAACAGCTTGGCAAGGATTTCCTCGCTGCCGCCCGTTTTCTCCATAACGTCCGCGAGAAACCCGGTCAGGCCCTTGGACTTCAGCGCAGCAGCGTCAAACTCAAGCCCGAGCTCCTGCGCGGTTTTCGTCGCTTCCGCCGTCGGCTTGATAACTCCCGCCATTACCGCCTTCAGGCCGTTGATTGCCTGAGAGGTCTGCACGCCGTTTTTCGTCAGCGCAGACGTCGCTGCCAGCGTCTCTTCCAGCGATACGTTCAGCTGCGGCGCAAGGCCCGTCAGCTGGCCGATCTGAGACGAGATTTCGCCCAGCGTCGTCTGTCCGAAATCCTGCGCAACCAGCAGCTTCTCAAATACGCCCGTTGCGTCTGAATACGACAGCTTCCATGCGTTCATGATAGCCGTCGAGCCCTGAATTACATCGTCAAGCTCACCCTGACCGGCTTTTGCAGCCTTTGCGGCCTCCGTTACGTATTCCATGACATTCGCCGTATCTACGCCCGCAGAAAGCGCAGCATAAGCACCCTGCGAGATGTCCGTCGCAGCAACGCCGGTTTTGTTCGACGCCTTCAGCGCCTGATCGGCAAGATCATCCAGAGATACAGCCGTCGTGTCAGCCAGCGTGGCCACGTTCGACATCTGCGCCTCAAAGTCCATATATTCCTTCGCGGATACGCCGATCGTCGTTACAGTCGCCGCCGTCAGTGCCTTGGAGAGTTTCCCCGCCGTCTCCTCGGCCTGCTTGCCGAGCTGCTTCAGTGCCTCCTTCTGTTCCTTAGACGCGGTGCCGATCTTCTTCAGCTTGGCCGCAGCTTTCTCAGCGGAATCTCCAAGCTCTTCCTGGCTTTCCGCCGCGTCCTCAAGCGCATCTCCGGTTTCTTCTGCCGCTTCCGCCGCTTCCTGCATCGCCTCTTCGATCTCTCGCAGCGTCCTCTCAGTCTTGATCATCGCCGCGTTGGCGTAGTTCATTTCCCGGTTCAGCTTTTGGGATTCATCCGCGTTTTCGCCCATCGCTTCGGACGTCTTCGCGTATTCCTCTCGGATCGTCTCCAGCTTCGCGCGCTGCAGCTCCAGCTGTTTTCTGAAGATCTCCTGTCTGCTCGCCAGCGCCGCAAGGCTTTTGTCGCTCTTGCTGTACTGAGCGTCGACGACCTTCTGTTCGCTTGCCAGCGTTTTAAGCGATTTCGAAATCCCGTCCAGTTTTTTCTTGTATGTACCCTCTCCGGCCACTTCGACTGTCGTGACTATATTCCTGGTATCCGTCGGCATTATTCAAACACCTCCTCGCCGTATTCCAGATCCTCGTAAGGGTCCGGCTCTTCCATCACTGCCGCGTCACACCACGCAAGCAGCTCTGCCGGCGACAGCTTCCAAAACTCCGCTATGCTCCCCTTGTTCCCCGTGACCGCGCGATACGCGCGCATCAGACCGCGCCACGGGAATGCACGTTTTTTTCTTCGCCCTCCTCGGGCTCGTCATCGGTTCGCATCATCTCCGTCAGGCCGTCCGCTGCTACTCCGATCAGTTTCTGCACGTTCGCGAACGTATACATTGACTTGCTGAAGTACTCCCATGTTATTTTTTCTCCTGCCGAGATCATCGCTCCATACATAAATGACATCATTGCGCGCGTTCCGGATCCTACAAGCTCCGTGACGATGTCATTTACACCCATTTTCTTTCCGAAGTATCGCTCATATGCCATCTCTGCATTTGCGAGCGCCCCCATGTCAAAGTCCGCCTTGTACGTCTTTCCGTCCTGCAGGGTCACAATTGCGCTCTGCGTTTTTCTTCCTTCCACACTTATCCCTCCTTGATTTCATAAAGGGACTACGGCCCGATTGTCCATAGTCCCTTGTTGTTTGATCTTTTACGCCGGCAGCACACTTGCGAAGAACGCACGCATCTCCGCCGCATCTTTCGCGTGTTTGACACGCTTCATCTGCGTTCTACCGTCCGCGCGCGGTTCGGGCGAGGATGCCGCCGCAAACGTGTAGCTGTCGGTGGCGGAGTTCTCGGTGTCGGTGGCGGTTTCGTCGCTCTCGTCGTCTTTGGAGCCGGTTGCCCAGAGATACCACTGACAGAGATAGCTGCCGTCGGAGCGTTTCTTCGCCCAGCCAACAGCGTAGTGACCGCCCATGTCGTCCGGGCCGATGATATACTCCTCACCGGATGCGGTCTGGCCGTAGATGACCTCCATCTCCGACGCCGGATCCGCAGTACGGGTGGTCAGCGTGATGTTGACGCCGCTCGTACGGCTGCGGCTGTGGATAAGCTCATCACTTTCGTACACCTTGTTTTCGTTCTTCTGTACGGAACTGCTCACGCTGGCGGTTCCGGCAAACACACCCGGTTCCCCGTAAGTAACCTTGTTGTTCTCAGGGTCGTGCGTTGCCTTCGCCAGATAAAAGTCAGTTACGCCCGTTTTGATGGCAATCGACTTATTCATCATTTCCCTCCTTCAGCTTGCTCGCGCGTATTTCATCGCGATAGTAATCTTCCTCCATGCTCTGCCCGCCAAGTTGCACCGCAAAGCCCGCGTCTCTCAGCCCTTGCATCAGCTTGTCGATCAGTTCTGCCGAGTACTCTTTTCTGTAGACATATACCTGAAAATGCTCCGTAGCTGCTATCACCACGTCGCTTTCGTAAAGACGCGTTTCGTTCAGGAATCTGTAGGCTGCGCCTTCTGCAGGCATTCCGTCCAAAACAAGGTGATAAGCGTTTGTCACTGCACTCAGCGCGTCATGCAGCATGTCTTCGTTGCGCATCATCATTCCCCCTTGTTCCAAATCTTCGCCATGCCTTCGACTACGGCATTAGCCGCATCCGCTTGAGCTTCGTCAAAGAACTTTGTTCCCGGCCTGTATTTGTGCTTGTAATGCCGTCCGTAATGCTGCACAAATCCGACCGTCGCATTCCTGCCGCGCTTTCTGCCGTTTTTTCGCGTACCCTGCGGCCATATGTCCACCGATGCAGAGTCTGAATAGATCTGCACCGGGCCCGGCTTGATTGACTCTATCAGCTTGCCGGTATTCCTCAGACCATGCGCTTCCGCCTTTTCCCTTATCGCGTCCGTCATGATCTCCGCGCCCCGGTCGATCATCTTCTCGATTCGTTCCCGGCTTGTACCCGTTTCTTTTTTGAGAGCGTTCGCAAGCTCCGTCAGGCCCACTGTGTTGACTCTTGCCATGTCAGTCCCTGCCCTTCGTCCGCTCGCAGTACAGTTCCATGTACCGAAACTTGTCATTCCGGTAGGTGCGCACAACGCGGTATTCTTCGTCCGAATAGACCACCATGCCCTCTCCGCGGTAATCCGAGAGCCATACTTCAACCTTGAGGCTAAGGTCGTATCCCGCCTGTGCGGAGTCGTAAAACTCACGTTCTCCGACGGACCCGACAGTTGCAAATACCTTTCGTGCCTTCTCCCTCTGCGGGTTTCGGAAGATGTTGCCTCGCTCTATGCCCTCTTCTACAGGAACCAGATACACCACATCATGCATCTGCGTTCACCTCGCGGTATTTATCAGAGTGCTTGATCGTACCCTTGATGCGTTCGTAGATCTCCCGGCATGCTGCCGCCTCGGGCGCTCCGGGCTCAAAGTTTCCCTTGAGGTACATCCGGAGCGCCTGATCGTACAGCCTGTCGTCTTCCATTTCTGCGATGCCTGCCGCAGCCAGATCAGCCACGGCAGCGTCCTGCAGATCCTGCAACTCACGGTCAAACTCAGTGTTCGACAGCCGTACCGCCAGTCTGGCATCCTTCATGTCCAGCATCGCAGTCCTCCTTATGCGGGCTTGATCAGTGCGAAGGCCTTGGGATCGTATACGTCGCCGTCTACAATGGCATAACCCATGTAGTCGGTGGTGCGCGCCTTGACATGCTCCTCGGTGTGCATGGTCATGGCGCGGTTTACGTTGGCCCAGTAACCGGCGTTTGCGTTACCGATCAGGATTTCACCATCGCCGACAGCTGCGTCGATCTTGACCGGCAGGCCAAACACTCGGCCAACGCTGCCCTGAGACGCAAGATCGGTCAGGAAGATCGGGCGCTTGTTCGCATCCTTGATGCCTGCGAGCGCAGTCCATGCAGTTGCATTGTTGACATAGATCGCGGCGCCGCTGATGTGGCTGGAATGCAGCTTGGTGATGCCTTCGCGCAGCTTTTCTTCGGTCAGGCTGCCGGCAGTGTAGGTGACAACCTGCGGAGTGCCATCTTCGGCCTCAAGGTAGGTCTTGACGCCGTGCGGCTCGGGCTTGAAAGCTCCTTCGCTGCCCGGCTTGCCCTTTCCGCTGTACGCAGCGTGGCCCAGCGCTACGCCGATGCGCTCGCCGATCTCGCGTTCAATGAACGGGATGAATTCGCTGATTGCCATCGCGCGCAGCTTCCAGCTGACAGTCACGCTCTTTGCCAGCTCACAGCCGGTCAGGCTGATTTCGCTGAATGCGTTCTCCTCGTCTTCAACAGTATCCGGCTCTTCGTACCAAGCAGCGTCACCGGCCTTGATGCCGTCGAAGCGCTTCATGGTCAGGGTGCCCGGAACATTGAACTTACGAACATCATTCCACAGCGGATAGTTTTCCTCGGCTCGCTTCCAGATTCCGGAAACAACGGTCTCGGGAATCAGGACAGCCGTGTTCTCGGTAGTATGGGTATATGCGCGATACTGGGCATTGGTGGTCTCAAACACGCGCAGCTGCTCTTCGCTCATGCGCATGCCGAGCATGCTTGCGGCCCATGCGTCGCGGTACTCGGCAGGCTCCGCGAACTCCCCTGCGCTTCTGGTCTGCGCAGATGCGGTGGGTGCGTTGTTGGCTTCAATAGAACGCATGCCCGGAATTGCGTCTGTATTGATGCCGTTCGCAATCTCCATGCGGCGCGCAATCTGGCTGCGCTCTCCCTGAAGTTCGTTGATCTCCTTCTCGATGGCGTCCATGTCCACCTCGCCGTCGCTGCGCAGCTGCGTGCGGAGTTCGGCAAGGCGGGCGTCAATCTGTCTCAGTCTCTCATGCATATTGTGCATCCCCCTCTCAAATCGTCAGTGCGATCAGTTCCCGCCGACGTCTGTCGGCATTTTTCAACGCGTCTCTGTACTCCTGTTCCATCGAAAACAGATCGCGCGCAGAAACAAAAGTATCTTTATAGGCCGGAATATCCACAATCGACAGATCAATCAGCTTATCGATGCGCACGATCGTGCGCAGATGTTTTTCCGCATCGTAGATATATCCGCTCCTATCCGGCAGGACAAACCCAAAAGAACACTGCAGCACGCCTTGGCGCACCAGTTCAAAGCAGTCCCGCGACGCCGTTGTGTCGAACAGCTTTGCCCGGAAGTACAGCCCGTCGCTTTCATTGCGCAGCTGAAGGCTTCCACCTGCTGTCCGCGCAAGCATCGGAACCGCGTCCTTGTGGTTGTACCGCAGACACGTTTGGCTCGTATCCGCAGTATCGAGCGCGCTCCGAGCAATCTGCTCAAAGTAGTCGATTCCGCCGCTGGAGAAAATCAGCGTCGGTGAGTCGTAGGATATTGCCTTTCCCTCGATTTCCATGGACCGTGTATCCACATCCATGTCGGCAGCACGAAACTCAAGCACGCCTCTGCGCTGCCGCGTCACGTCGAATTCATTCGGCATTATCGTCCTCCTTTCCGGTCGGCCTCATGCCTGTTAGATTCGCATCGCCCTCCGCATTCCACGGCGGAATCAGGCGGTCTCCGTCAGGCACAGGCGGCATGTTGAATATGCTTCGGCCCTCGTTGTATGTCAGCAGTCCCAGCATGCCAAGCCTGTTGACCAGCTCAATCTTGGTTTTTGCGCTTGCGTACTGGAGACGGTTGGCTTCAAAGACGATACTCTCGCCATTTTCCCTTTGGCGCTGCGTGAACGTCTTTTCGGTGTACTCCAGATGCATCTGGATCTCAAACGGCTCGATATTGGCCTCGTATGCGGCGTTCCAGTCGTTTTCGTCGTACTCGCCTCTGACGAACTTTTCACTCACGCCGTAATACCGGTGTACATTGTCTCTAATCGACGCCATTTGGTCCGGCGTCAGATTGTACATTCGGCTCGGATCCAGCTGCACATAATCCATGCTTGCATCCATACCGGCAATTCCCCCGTTGTCCCCGGCATTGATGTAGTCATTGACAAAATCGTCTCTGCGCTGCCGCACGTCCTTGTCTTTGAGCATTGCCTGTTTGATCTTCAGGACGCCGCGCAGACTTGATCCGCTTTTCACCGCTGACATCATGCCGGCATTGGCTACGTTGATCATCTCAACAGCATCATCGAGCGGATCGTTTCCGTCTCCGAGCACCGTCGAGCGCGTGTAGTGACGCCTTATGTGATAGAGCTGATCATACGGCAGGATTGTCTCCTTGCCATTCGTCAGCGCGAAACGAATATACAGGCCGCTTCCTCGCTCATCCTCGAGCGCCTCGCAGCTTGTGTAGTCAACCGGCAAGATTGCTTTGAGCTCATTCCTTGAGTCCCACACCTGCAGCGCAAACGCGTTGTTTTTCAGCAGCGCCGTCGAGAACATCTTGTACTGGTAGTCATACGCCGACATCCATGGATTCGGTCGCGTGCCGATCACATACTGAATCCGGCTTTTCTGCCTTTCGCCGTTGACCATGTGTACAGCATTGATTTTTGCCGCATGCCGCGCAATCGCGTCCACGGTTTCGCGCACCACCGCGTTTTTGTAGGCGTCCTGTCTGAAATTTCCGGCCAGCCCGCCGCCCAAAACCTGCACGTACGCTCGTCTTGATGTGCGCACCAGCCAGTCAAACATGCCCATATCTATCACCACCTCCATCACTTGCCGCTCACGCCGACAAGGTCCATGTACTCGTCGTAGTGCTTGACGTATCCTACCCACGCGTTAAGCAGCGACACCATGCCGTCAATCCTTCGGTTTTCCGTGATCTTCTCCGGCTGAATCGTCTGTATGCCCTTGCTGTTGAGTGATTTCGCCTGTACGTTGCTCAGACACCACTTGAGCATCGGATTGTCGTTGTAGTTGACCTTTCCGCTCTCAAAATGCGCGCCCATCTCCTTCATCGGCTGGCTCCAAGTGATCGGGCCCTGCGGCGTCTTTTCCATCTCGAAGCCGTAGCTTTCCATCTCCGGCACCCAGTATCCCGACAGCGCTCTGTCGTAGCAGATCCACAGCGGGTTAATCTCAAGGTTCTTGCACGTAGATACAAACCATTCGGTGACCATGCTGTAATTGACCATCGTGCCCGGGCATGCCGTCAGCAGCCCTCGTTCTCTCCACACCGCATATGGCGCCTCATATCCCGTCGCCTTCCCGCTGTCAACTTCCTTGATCCGTTCCTCGGGCAGGAAGTACTGCTGCAGCACATACACAATATCGTCGTCTGGGCGTCTGATCAGCAACGTCGCGCACGTAAGATCTGTCGTACTGGACAAGTCGCATCCGCCGATTGCATAAGTGTCTCTGATCGCGTCTGGATCAAACGTAAGTTTATTGTCTATTACATCCCAGCTGAGCCACGTCTCTCCCGCAAGCTCTTTTACGTTGAAATCCTTGCAGAGCACTGTTGCCAGAAACTTAGGCTGCGCCTTGGCCTTCTGGACGTATTTCCGCAGAGTATCGAGCTTTTTGATCGTTCCCAGACCCGGGTTTGCCTTGATCCAGCATTCCTCCCGCGTCCATTCATCGCGCTCGTCGAGCTCGTACAGCAATGCCAGGAAGTCCTCAACGGGCTCCGGCGTCTTGCCGTCGATCACGTCGCACGCGTACTGGTACTGGTCATCAAAAATGCTTTCGCGCTCAAAACCGCTCGTCGTGATCTCCAGCATCAAAGGCTGCCGACGGGACGACTGCGACTGTTTCATGACGTCGTACAGCGCGCGGCCTCTGATCGCGTGCATTTCATCGACAATTACCAGATGGGCGTTCAAGCCGTCGAGTGTATCAGCGTTAGCGCCCAGCGGCGTGAAAAACGAAAACGTATCCGGGACGTAAAGGTCGTTTCGGCGTTTCTTTGTCAGAGCGGCAATTTCCGCGGACTGGGCGCGCATATTGCACGCCGCTTTGAAAACCTTCGCCGCCTGATCGCGCTTTGTAGCCACGCTATAGCACTCCGCCGCGCCTTCGCCGTCAGCTACAAGCATGTACAGCGCAATGCCCGCCAGCAGCGTCGTCTTGCCGTTTTTTCGCCCGACCAGAAGCATCGCTTCGGTATATCGGCGCAGCCCCGTCGTCTTGACCTTCCACCCGAACAGCATCTCCACGAACGCCTTTTGCCACAGGTCAAGGGTAATCGGCGCTCCGATCTCGCCCTCTGCCTGCCGGCAGAAGCCCTCGATGAATCGCACGGCTTTGCGTCCGGCCTTTGTGTCAAACACATACGGCGAGCTTTCGTCCGCAATATCGCTCAGGTGCTTTTCGTAGACCTTGCGCACCCGGCGACTCGTCAGGATTTCCCCTCGGATAATCTTCTCCGCATACTCCACCGACCACGGTTTCGTATAGCCGCCGGACTTACGTTTCGTCTGCTTTGCCTCCCTCGCTAATCACTTTCGATGAACGCCCTGAGTGTTGCGCCCACCGCCTGCGCCGCAACGCTGTCCGGCATCAGATCCGTCAGCTGCTTGATAATCTTGCCGTAGCTGTTGACTGCCCGGTCGTAGATTTCAACCGCCGGATTTTTCTTGCGCCCGGACTGATTTTCGCCGTTCTGATACGTCTCGATGATGCCGTTTTTGTCGATCTCTTCGCGCGAATCTGCGATGATTTGGGTCATATAGGCCGCTTCTTCCATCAGTTTTTTCGCCGCGTTCTGCTTATCCTCGGGAATCGATTTCAGCGCCTTCGAAATCCGCCGATATTCAGAAGCGATTTTTTGCTCGCGCGTTTTTTCCCGCTTGGCCGCCGCCACTGATACTACACCCCCTCACGCATGCCCGGTCGGTTCTCGCGATGACTCCGCTTTTCGGTGCCGGGCCCCCTCTACGGACTCGCCCCCGGGGGGCACTCCCACGCGGACCAGCTCTCCCCGGGCGTTGAATCTCAATCCTTCGCCGGTCTCCTTCGCCTTCGGTCTGCCGATGATCTCCTCGTGCGCTCTTGCGTGGCAGTCCCTGCACAGCAGCTGCAGGTTATCGAACCCGAGTGTCTCCTTCGGGTCATGCACCGTCACCGGCGTCAGCTCTCTGCGGTGGTGGACAATCTCGCCCGGCTCACCGCACAGCTCACAGATTCCGTGCACGCGCATCCGATAGGCGTCGCGCTGCCTGCGCCACGCTGCGCTGTCGTAGAACGCCCGCGCCCATTCCTTCGCCACCGCTTCACCCCCTCATGCAGCCGCATTATACCACGCAAGTACCCCCTCCCGGTGTCCCTTTTACAGCAGCCGGTCCAGCTCCGCGAAGAACCTTCTCCGCGCGTCGTAGAACTGCCGCCGCCCGCACGGCACAGGCAATTCCTCCCACGGCACGCCGTCCACCACATTCCGCAGCAGATACTTCTCCAGCCCCACGCCCGCGCGCCTCGCCGCCTCCTCAATCGCCGCGCGCCTCGCCTGTCCCTTCCGTCCCGGCCATGTCCTGTACTGCTCGTACTGCCTGCACGCGTACACCAGCTCCCTGTATCGCTCACCCGACATCGCGCTCTTTCTTCCCATCGCACACCTCCTCAGTCGCGTTTCACCAGCGTCCGTTTACGTTTCAGCACCGCCTGTATGTACGCGCCCGCCACGAAGTCGGACGTCAACACCTTGACGTCATCCGCCAGCGCGTATCCAGTCCATACCTTCTCGAGAATCTCCCTGCCGTTCGCCCGCACATCCTCCGCGATCTTCGCCACGCGCCGCCTTGAGATCTTCACGTCACTCACCCGCACTTCCGGACGCCTGAGATTCTTCGACCCTGACCAGCTCTTTTCCCCGGCTCTGTGGTTCCCGTTGGCTCTGCCCTCCTGCCTGCCGACGTACCCGGCCATTGCCGCTATGCCCTTGCCGTCCGGCTGAAGCCTGTCCGCGTTGCAGTACCCGAACGGCCACAGCCTTTCAACATCACCTCGCAGGTTCTCCGGAATCCCTCCCAGCAGAATGTGATGGTGATGCGCGTCCGGAAAAGGCCGCATGCTCTCCTTGTCGTATTCCTTGGTGACAGTCACCTTGATGTATCGCAGCGCCGACGGATCATGCCCGTGCCTTTTCATCAGCCGCTTCACCCGACGGATAAAATTGTCGCAGTCCCGCTTCGCCTCTTCCCGGTCCCGGTATTCCGGCTCCCCGTACCACCTCTCTGTCTCCGACGGCATCTCGTATGTACATGTCACGTGAAAATCGCCCCTGCCGAAGTTGTGCTGCACCAGCTGCTCAAATGTCAGCAGCCGTCTTGCGTTGTTGTACTTCGCGTACTTCACCCGCTCCTTCGCCTTCTCGCTCCGCTTCAGCGCCTCAAGGTCCCGCTCCTGGCGAAGCCACTCCGTCCTGCCGATCAGCGGATAACAGCTGACATACAGGAATTCTCCCGCCGTCACTACCTTTGTCCGATATGCCCCGACATTGCTGTTGTCCACGGACATGTCAGCCTTGGGATATACCGCCGCCAGTACCGCGTGCCGCTCCGCGTCGTGCAGTCTCCCGCTCTTCTTCATCCGTACCTCCCGCGTGGCCGTAACGTTACCACTCCATACAAGCTCTGACAAAGGGCCCCGCGCCCCGCCTGAAAAAGGGTCTGATAATGGGACGAACAAAAAAATCGTTCGTCCCTCGGTCGTCACTCTTCCTATATATAACGGTTCAAAAACTCCTATCAAACCATACGCGCCCCGTGTTTCGATCGAGCACGATCAGGCGCGCTTCTCCCCGCTCGTCCAGTCTCGCCTCATAGTCCAGAAAGTCCCGGCTGATCCTGTACAGCCTCCCCTCCTGAACGGTCCGCATCTCGTCGCGCACGACGTTCGGTGGAAACAGATTGCCCAGCATGTCTCTCGCGCGGGCGACGCCCTGCGGCTTCGGCTTCTCTTCGCATTCCTGCGCCGGCGCGGTCTCCGGTCTCTTGTTCCTCCGCTCCTCTCTCAGCGCCGAAATCACGTCGTCCAGCGCCGTCGGGTTCCCCTCCGCCGCAAGCCGCGCGCGTATCTCCCTTATCGGAATCGCGCAGTGTCTCGCCGCCATCTGAAGCGACACCTTCTCGCCGTACAGCGTATACCGCAGGCCGCAGTAGTTCGGGTCCGCGGCTTCGTCCGCTGACGCGCCGTGCTCATGTATTCTGCGGTACAGCTTTTCCATGCTCACTCCGCTGATCACGGCGATCTGCTCCAGAGTCTTCCGCTCTCCCCGGTACATGTACTTGGAGCCGCGGCCCGACCGTATCGCTTTCACCGCTGTTTCCGCGTCCATGCCGCATCGTGTCATGCGCACCTGAAGCGTCGATATTTTCACGCCTGTTCTCCGGCTGATCTCCGTAATCGACAGCTTCTCGCCCTGCCACATGTGCAGCCGTCTCGGCATGGGTTTGCTCGCCTGCACCGCAGCCTCCGCGTCTCCGCCGTGCTCCCTCAGCCGGTTGTACAGCGTCGTCCCACTCAGCCCCGTCATCGCGGCTATCTCCTGTACCGTGCGCTCCTCCCCGCGGAACATATATTTCTGCGGTCTCATTCTCCTGCCTCTATCCTGTCGGCCATCATCCGCGCAGCCTTGATCACGTTGATCTCAGCCGCAATCATCCGGCATGCCACATGCCCGATCACCAGCATCTCGCCCATGTCCTTGCAGATTTCCTCCAGCGGTACCGACAGTTCAAGTCCCATTCCTTTCTCTTCAAGAATTTCCGCCGCCGTTTGGATGATTCCCGGCAGAGTCGCCGCCATGCTCTTCATCTTTTCGGCAGCTTCCTCCATCTTTTTGCAGTCCACTTCCAGCTGTACAATATTGATCACGCCGTTTTCCTTCCTTTCATTTTGCGGTTCTGTTCAAACGCTGCCCAGAACGCGTCCAGCCGCGCCCGCAGCGCATCGTCCATCCTTCCCTTGTCGTGATGTCCCAGCGCCCGGTCGTTGCCGTATCCCCGGTCCTGAACCATCCGCCCGGTGGACGGGTTGAATTCAATCGTCCTCCATGGCTTGTCCGCTTCCGTTCCTTTCATATTTTGTCACTTCCTTTTCATTCTGGCGGCCCGCCGGAGTTGCACCGGCTTCGCGGGTGTCTGGCCCGCGATGAACTGTCGGCCGCATATAGGCCTCCTTGTGTGACCGATTGATACGCGTCCCATGATCGCGTACACCGGCAGGAGGCCGCCCGTCGTGAGGGAGCGGGTCGGGCTTATAGCCCTGGAGAAGTAACAAGCCCCGTCTCTGGGGTGGAGCGCCGGACGGGCATCGAACCCGCAGCCTGCGGCTTGGGAAGCCGCTGCTCTGCCTATTGAGCTACCGGCGCATATCGCGGCCCGACACCCCATCGCCGGGCCGCTTGTGTGCATTGTAACCGTTATCCACAATATATTCCGTTACCATGTGTTTGCGCCCTTGAAATCCCCTGCCTTTCCTCCTGTTGTTTTTTGCGAGTGCTGCGCAGCTCTCTAAGGGCGTGCGGGAGTCGAACCCGCTGCCACCGGCTGTGCCGGCTATGCGTTGCCTGTGCAGCCCGCCGCACAACGCCCCATGACATGCCGTCTGTCCGGCTGTCAAGCGTCACGAAGGCGCTGCGCCTCAATCTCCGATTGAGCCGTCAGCGGTTTTGCCTTTGGCAAAACTTGCAAACCTCCGGTTTGCAACCTCCTCTTCCGCTTTGCCACCGTGCGCCATATACCGGGCCACGGCTCGGTTGTTCGTGTGGGCGCCGCAGGCTCCGCCCCTGCGTCCGGGGCTGCGCATATGTACGCCCCGGAATCTCTTTTCTCCCATGCAGCGGGCGACGCCCGCTATGCTCCCGGTCCCTCGGGCGTCCGCATCCAGTGCGTGTACCCGCCGCCGAACCGCTCGAAGTTGCTCAAATGCACCACTTCCGCGCCCTTGTAGGTGTGCCACGCCAGAATACATCCCCACTGGTCGCAGTCATCCTTCCCCGGCGGCCTCTCGCCCTTCGGAATCCACGTCACAGTGTTACCTGCTTCTGGCACTTTCGCTTGATCTTTACCGGCGCGCCCATTTCCGAGATCGTCACCACATCGCCGCTCAGACACTTGATCTGTACCTCCCGAATCATCCCGTCCACGGCCCACTCTACCGCGCGTCTGCATACGTCCATCGTCTCGCTGTCCAGCGGCCCGTCAAATCCCCTCTCGGTGCTGATCGTGCCGCACACCTGCTCAAGCTTGCCCATTGCCTCCGCGATGTCCCGCACGCGCTGCGCCGCCGGGCAATTGCATCGGCCCTCGGCCAGCTTTTCACACTCCCATTCCGGCGTCCCTTCCGCAATCTCAACTGCGATAAACTGGCCGCAGTGCGGGCACGCCTGCTCAACAGTCACCATGCTCCTCCTCCTTCGCCTCAAATCCTCCGCCCTCGCGGCATTCCGCTTCAAGGTTTATCCGGCAGCACCCGCCGCCCAGGTAGTGCCGGCATCCCTCGCACCCGGTCACGGTTCCCATACCCACAGCCCAAGATCCTCGCCCCAGCAGATTACCGTCGCGGCGATCAGCTCCCACGCCGTCGCGATGCGCTCCAGTACGCTCTTCTTCACGTGCTCCTCGCGTCTGATCAGATTCAGCCGCACCGCCAGCTGACGGTTGTGCCGCGCTTCCTGAGTCTCCATCCTGCGCCGCTGTGCGCGCACTTCCTCGCGCACCACTCCGTCAAAGTATGCCTCACAGCCGCCCCGGCCGCGAATCACCGTCATTGCTGCAATCCTCTGCATTGCCATTGTTACTCTTCCTTTCATTCTCCGGCCACCAGCCGTGTAATTCCGTACTGCATCCAGTGCAGGAACCCCATGCGAGGGATCCGCACCCGCGTCCCGGTCACGCATACCGGGAACCCCAGCTTTGCCGGGTCGGCCTGCGCCTGTGCATTGATGCTGTAAGGCTTGCAGCCCAGCACCTCCGCTACGTCCTCGGGCGTCAGAAACGCCTCCTGCGACGTCACCATGTCCTGATATGTCATGTTGCTCCCTCCATGGAAATGTGGTATAATTCCTCCGAAAGGATGTGAATACCGTGATCTTAAAAAATAGCAGGTCGTTTGCGACACCCGGCATGCCCGTGTCCCTCGCTAACTGGATAACTTGGCACGGCGATTGCGAACCGCTGCCTCGCGAAAAAATGGCTTTTGAATCCGCTCTCGCGCTCTTCGCGGATGCATTCAACTCTAACCCCAAGGATGGAAAACTGTGTTCCGTGTGTATAATACTCTTAAGCACCCCGAATTTTTCAATTGAAATGGATGATCCTGCCGTGCTCGGCAACACGGTTCGCATGCTCGTTTTCCCTCTTTACACTTGGAGAAAACATAACCTTAGCGACCATGCGATGCTCGTTTGTATTTTGGAGGAGTTGTGCCACATCTTCTTTTCTGAGTCCAGCGAAGAAAACGTCAAATCTTATGTTGTCGATTGTATTCGCCAAGCATTGCCAGACGTTCAAGAAGCGGACGTTTACAATCAGAACTACATGCCAGACGTTCAGAACTCCTGACAACAACAGAGTCTTTTCTACTCTCGCAGTTAGCCTTTACCAGTGCCTCGAAAGCGTCGATCCGCGCTTCGGGGTTTTTCTTTTCTCCGTTCATCCATCCCTCCTACGCCGTCCGGTCGGTGGGTTCTTCCGGGGTGGTTTCCATGCTGATCCGCATTCCCTCAGCAATCCCTGCTACAAACATCTGCTCCGCCTCGGGCAGCTTTTCGAAATCCTCCAAGAACTTCTTGGCTTTTTCCTCTCTGTTCATGCTTATCTCCTTTCGTTTAGTTCTCGAACTTGTTTAACTAGGTTGTGACCTGATTATATCATTCACTCGCTAGTTTGTCAACTACTATCCCAAAATTATTTCTGTGTTATTCTAGTTGACAAACTAGTTTCTAGTGTTGTATAATTCATCCCACAGGAGGTGTAACCACATGGAAATGAGAGAACGCATTCGTGCAATTCGCACCAGCCCGGAAGTTAATATGACCCAAGCTGAATTTAGCACCGCGCTGGGACTTGCACCCACAAGCGCCGCAAGCTGGGAAAAGAAAAGTAATCCTCAGACGCCCACGGAATCCATGAGACTGCTAATCTGCGAGAAGTTTGGCGTAAATCGAGAATGGCTCGATACCGGTCATGGAGACATGTTTCGAAAGAACAATTATTCCGACCTGTTCGCTCAAGCCGCAAAGTCCCCTTTGGCATGCCGCGCTTTACAAACATTCCTCCGCTTGGATGACGCGGCTCAGGACAAACTTCTTTCGCTTCTCGATACCCTCGTTTCGCACGAAAACTCCGACAACACACCAACCTAAACGGCCTCCGGGCCGTTTTTTCTTGACAGGACCACAGTGCAAGCGTACAATTAAGCTATAAATTTATGAGGAGGTCGTTTCCATGAAGAAGCTATTGTCGTGTCTGTTACTGCTGTGTCTCTCGGCGCTTCCAGCATTTTCCGAAGAACTATCCCCATACGAATACGCCACCAGCCTTGAATACAACTACGATATCGGGGACACCGGCGAACATCTCGGCGCCAGTCGCTGCACGTTGACATCGACCGAGCTTTATGAAATAATCATGTTTACGGACAACGGTAGATCTTACGTGCTTAAAGCTCCGATTTGCAATCCGCCTTTCGTTGAAAACGGTTTGCGAGATCTCTTTATGTACCTTGTAAGCAACTACAAGTGGGATACATCCTGTTATCAGCCGTCATTTTTCGAAGCAATCGAAGCGAGTTATAGGCTTAATCCATACATCGACGATACGAATCATAACTTTTATGACTATGACGAGTATTTGGCGTATCTTGATTCCGCGCTTGGCGTCGGCAAATCAGATTCTTACCAGCCCCAGGAGCGCACTCTGTTTTTCGACGCACTCGCTTCCACCGTTGCTTCTGATATTTCCGATACTCTCGGCATTGACTACATCACCATAACCGGTTCGTATCGCGAAGATATAGACGCTCTCGTTTATTCCCTCTTTTACAACGAATATACCGACGCCAAATTGGATATCATGTATTCGCATCCTGAGATCGCATCCGAGGAAAGCGATACATGGAGCGCATTCTCGCTTTTGATGTGTAAGAAAACCCATCAAACACTCCAATCTCTTTCTGATCTTGCCCCTGCTGGCGCGTCCGATGTTGATATCTACTTCATTATGTACAGCAGCGACGAAGTCGCTCAATTCGTCTACATCAACAATTACGATATCTCAGATCTTGTTACATCCAGCTTTTATCGCTGACAGCACCCACGGCCCTCGGGCCGTGTTTTTATGTCTAGAATTATACTCTCCTTTATTCGTCATTTTCGTCAATCTTCGGTTTTCTCCCCGCCCTCCCCAGCCGCGGGTTATTTCTCATCTGAACCAACGCTTTTTCTTCTTTTCCCCCTCGGGCTCGGCTTCCGCGCGGAATACCGTCCGGGTGACGTTGGCGTTGGGATCCGCGTCGAGGTTGAGGTAGATCACGTGGTTCACCGTGTCGATCACCATATCCGTCTCCGGATGACCGGGAAACGTGTCCTGCACGATGGCGTAGTGCAGGAACGCCTGCGGGATCTGAAACATATCCATATCATCTCTCCTTTCATGCGGGGCTTAATGCCCCGCTTTTATTCGTCCTCTTCCTCGGGCGAAAAGCACGTCTTTTCTTCCCATATGTCCTCAACGATACTGTACAGAGGATCGGCCGCGATGTTGATGATGATCAGCTTGCGCGGGTGGTTGTTGATCTGACGCACTTGCGGCGCTTCCGGGTGGCATTCATAGATTTTATCGTACCTGTCCTCAATGTTCCTGATCGTCCTCGGCGGGTAATTGTGTCTCATGGTGATGCCTCCTTTGTTAAGTGTCAGTTTAGTGCATTTTTCTATTGACTGTGCAATTTTCTTGCACTATAATAGATAAAAAAAGGAGTGTGATGCTTATGCCCGGAGATATCATTGCGGGCTTCGGCCCTCGGCTCAAGGCCGCGCGGACCGCGCTTGGAATGCGCCAGTCGGACATATCCGATATGCTTGGGATTACCAAGTATGCCGTCTCGAATTGGGAGTGCGGAGACGCATGTCCTACGCTGGCGATCTTCCAGCGATTGTGCGCGAGTACCGGCATATCCGCGGACCATCTGCTTGACCTTGACCGGCTGGCCGTAAGCCCGGAAGAGTACGCGCTGATTGAGCGCGTCCGTAAACTTGGGCCTGTGCGGCGCAAGATGCTGGACGATATGATCTCGCATCTCGACGATCTCAGGCCCGCGCCTCCCGCCGACGGCTGAATAGTAGCAGACGGCGGCAGAAATTGCAAGGGTAAGATATTACCCAAACAGGTATTTTGTTACCCCTCGGCGGTTTTCGGGGGGATTATGTTACCCCTCAGAGCGGGCAAAAAGGTAATATAATACCCCAAACCCCCGTTTTTACCCCGAAAATGCCGCGTGAACAGGTATTTTGTTACCCCGCGGCATAGGTAATAAAATACCTGACAAATTTTCGCATAGAGAGTAAGAGAAGGAGCGAAAACACGCATGGAGCCTGCCAGAGAGAACATAGTTACCTTTATTGACCGACCCGGACACCACCTCAACACAGCCATGCTGCGGCAACTGTACGATTTCCAGCGGGCTAACAACCCTGCGCTCAAGGACAAAAGCTGCGCCGACATCGCGTGCATGGCGGGAATGTCGGAATCAACCCTCAAAAATCTGCTGACCGGCAAGAACGCCAACCCTTACGGAGAGACGCTGACGGGGCTGTTGGACGCCATCGGCGGCGGCTCGCTGGATCGTCTGTACGGCTACGCGCCGCCCAGAGACTTCGCGACCGAATCCGCGACCTACGACGCAACGCTCATGGAAACCATGCAGCATCAGGTCGCAGAGCTGCTCAAGGAGCGCGACGCGGTTGTCGGAAACAACTCCAGCGGCATCGCGTCCAATTCCGCGATGATCGACGAGCTGCGCAAGCGCATCGAAAAGCAGGACGAACGCCTTGAATTCAAGGCCGGGCGCATCCAGGAGCAGGAGGTTGAGATCGGCAAACTCAACGAGCGTCTTACTGCCAAAGACAAAACCATTAAAAACCTTGAAGGAATGCACGCCGAGCGCAAAGCCACTGTAGAAGCTCTGCGCCGCGACCTCAGACGACAGCGTATGGCTATGGCTCTCATCATATTCCTGATGCTGATTGTCGAGATTGTCATCGCGTTTTGAGCATAAAAAGCCCCCGGATCTGCTGCAACAGATCCGGGGTGAAAGGAAAGTGCAATCCGGGAAATTCAAAAGCGGATTACTGTGCAAGTATAACATTCAGTCTCCGCTTTGTCAACCACAGGAGATGAATGTATCAATGTTTTGCGTAAAATGCAAGAATGCCATCCCCGATAGATCCGCATTCTGCAATCTGTGCGGCGCGCCGCAGGAGCCTCCCAAGCGCAGCAGACGCCGGCGTGGAAACGGAGAGGGCACCGTGTATAAGCGCGGAAACTACTGGCAGATCGAACTTGTTCTCGGATATGACGCCAACGGCAACCGCATCCGAAGGACCAAGAGCGGTTTCCGCACAAAAAAAGAGGCGTTGGACTATGTCCCCACACTCAAGGGCCTAAAACCCGGCCAGAAGGACAAGGCCCGCACTTTGCGTTACTACTACGCTACTTGGGAAAAATCCGACATGCCCAAGCTCAGCAGCAGCAAGCAAACTGCGTACAGGATCGCGCGGCGCAAGCTGGAGTCGGTAATGGACATCCCGCTGAACATCCTGTCTCTGGTGCATCTGCGCGACATTGTCGCGGAGGAAGCCCCGACCTTTTACCCCGCTCGCGATATGAAAACGCTGCTGTCCAAGCTGCTTACGCTCGCTGTCGCCGATCAGCAGATCACCGTCAACTACGCCGAGTACATCACTCTGCCGGCGCTCAACGAGTCCGAGCGCACGCCGTGGAGCGACGACGAGCTGCGCGCCATCTGGACCGCCTACGATAACGAGGACGTCATTGCAGCCTATTTGCTGCTGATGATCTACAGCGGCATGATGCCCGGTGAGCTCATCGCCTGCACCAAGAAGTCCGTCGATCTGGACAACCGCCGCATCGTCGGCGCGGGTATCAAAACGGACGTCCGCAAGCAGACGCCCATCGTCATAGCTGACCTGATCGTTCCCGTCGTCGAGCGCATCCTGTCATTTACACCCGAAGGCGACGACCAGCGCATCCTGTACACCGACCGCACATCGTTTTATGACGCCTACCACGCGTTCACAGCTTCTGCCGGAATCCGCGATCTTCCCATGTACTCCTGTCGCCACACCACCGCAACCGCACTTGCCGTCGGCACCGATGTGGCCCCCAGCATCATTCAGAAAATCATGCGTCACGCGAAATTCACCACTACACAGCGCTATATCCATCCCGATTCCTCCGATGCCCTCGCCGGCGTCAATAAGCTCTCCCGCGGCGCCAAATAGTGTTGGTAGTAGCGTTGGTAGTAGCGCGGAATTTTTCGGAATTTTTCAGAATTCAGCAGAATCCATCCCTCCCCGAAACAACAAAAAGAAGCCCGAAAACCGTTGCAGCGCAGCGATTTTCGGGCTTTGGCGGAGAAGGAGGGATTTGAACCCTCGCGGCAGTTATCCCACCCTACTCCCTTAGCAGGGGCCATATTTATCGCCCAAAACCATTGCAAATACGCACTTTTTATTTTTTCTGTTGGTAGTTTGTTGGTAGTAGCGCAACGTATCATTAGCCGGGGATTTCTCCCCGGCCTTTCTCATTTCGGGATGATTTCCATGTACTTTTGCAGCTTGTGCGGGCCTGCGTCCTTGTCACACAAAAACGCCTTTGCCATGTGAACATAGAACTCGGGCTTGTCCATGTTGAGCTTTTTCGCGGCTTCGTACAGGTCGGAGTATTTCATGTTGATTACTGTGAAAAACTCCCATTTGTCGCATTCAGGGCAGTGTGCCTTACGCAACGCTTCCGCTTCCTCGGGCTTGAATGCCGGCATAGGACGGCCACCCTCGGGCGGCTGCATTCCGTGTACCCATTCCATCGCCTGGCGCTCGTCCACAGGCTGGTACTCCCGGTCATGACTGCCGCGTCCCGGATTGATCCAAGCCGACCCGGTAGCGATCATTTCGCGGTCGCTCCATCTGTCACGATGATGCCCGCCTTTATGCCGGTCATCGTAGTCATCATCGCCGTAACGCTCTCTGCGCCCATCATTGCCGCCGTAGCGGTCGTGCATGCTGTGGTCGTATTCGTGCATGCCGTTGCGCATCTCGCCGCCGTGGCCGTCTCTGCGGCCCTTTTCCGAGCTTTCACCGTAGCGTTTGCCCATGACCATCATTCTAGTAGCAGGACTCATTTTCATCCGTTACCACCACACTCTCGAATGATTATCAGGTTAGCATCCTGCACGTTGATCGGGATGTCCGCGGTGTTCGCAATCGCTACGCTTGCGCCACCACAGCCGTACACGCGAACAAGGCTGGTCACGGAGACGTTGTTGTATTCGTCCACCGCAGCGGGCGTTACGATGGCGTCGCTGGCGTTGATGATTTCACCGTCCACGGCCAGAGCTACGGAGATCGGGCCGTTAGTCTCTGTTGCGGGTACTGCAATATTGCCGCTGAAATGCACGGAGTAAACGCCCGGAGCCAACAGCACGAACCGAGCGGAGCCTTCTTCATGGCGTACCGTGCAGCCCGTGCGAATGCGGGTGTTTTCGAACACAACACTGCCTCCCACGCTCACAAGCTGGATTGCATTGGATACTGCATCAATCATAAATTTTTGCCTCCTTAATAAATCAGGGGATGGTTGCCCATCCCCGTTGTTGTCGTGGGGAACGGTCTATGCCGAACTATCCCTTATTGAGTTGTCAGGCCGCGAAACAGCCGTTGTTACAGCCGCAGCCACCGTAGGATACGCCGACCGGATTGCCGTAGCAGCAATTCGGATTCGGGACTACGTAGGCAGGGACAGGATTGTCCTTACCAAGTCTGCGGATAATCTCCGCCGTCTGAGCTTCCTGATTGGCCGTAATGAACGCGTTCTGCTGCGCCTGAGATGCGGCAAACTTGAGGGACTGGTTCTCAGACTGGAGCTGAGAAATCTTGTCCTGCACAAGGAAGTCCATGATCTGGCGGGTGTTAGCGTTCTGATTGTCGATCAGGTCGCGGGTGGTGTTCTGGATGGTGTTACGTGTCGCGCAGTTCTCGGTAGCCATCGTGTACTTGAGATCAGCGATGGCCGCTCGGTTCTCGCAGCAGCAATCGGAAAGCTGGTGGGACAGATCGCAGAATCCACGTTCTACGCCGTTGAAGCCCTGGAGCGTTGCGACCGTCTGAGCGTGGAAGCCGTCACAAAGGCCGTTCTGAATGCCCCTGATGCCATCATTGATGCCCTGCATCGCAAAGCCCTCGTTGATGTCAGCGCGGGTCACCATGCCCTGCAGGCCAGCACCGTTCACGCCCCAGCCACCACCGAATCCACCGCCAAAGCCCCAGCCGCCGCCGAGTACGGCGAACAGCAGCAGAATCCAGATCCAGCCGCCACAGCCGCCCATTCCCCAGCCGTCGTTGTTGTTATTGCCATCCTGGCCCATTGCATAACCCATTGCGAAATCGTTGGAATCGCCCATGTATGTTTCCTCCTTTGATGTAGTGTGAATATATCAACTCGGCGCTGCAGTCACCGGATTGAACTTATCTGCGAGGCCGCAGCCCCAACTGACGCATGATTTGGTTGACGTCTATGCCGCGCTGCTGTGCCATCTGGCGCACGGTCTGCTCCATCTGGGCCGGAGTCTGACCGTTAAGCATCTGCATTGCCTGCTGCATCTGCGGATTCTGCCGGGACATGCTCATGATGGCCTGCATAGGATTGCCCGTTCCCTGCACCATCTGCATGATCATCTGCATCGGATTATTCATCGTTTACAGCACCGCCTTTCTGTGCCTTGAGCGCGTCAATTTCTCTGCGTAGAGCTTCAAACATGTCCATCGTGACGTATTGCGGCTGAGTCGGCGCTTCCTGCCGCGACAGTGCGAAATCGAGGAATATCGCCGTGCCGTTCGGGTCAAGCCGCTTGTAGTAGATCGCGTTGTGCGCATGGTCGATAAATGTCCACGGTACGCCGTCCGGCATAACCTGAGACGCAACCGCTTCCTCTCGGCACGATACGATTCTGGCCTGTGCGCCGCCCGGAGTCATGCTCTGTTGCGGCTGCTGCACGGCCTGCTGTGTCTGCTGCAGAAAATCCATCCGCTGATTGCCATACATGCTCTGAGATGGCTGATACGATCCGCCGTACTGTGGCTGCATACCTCCGTAATAATTCATTGCGTCACTCCTTTCGTTTCACCCTGATTTTACTACTTTCCCGAATTTTCCGGGGGCATGTGCGGCGTAGGCGTGTACATCTTGCGGGCAAAATTAACACGTATAATACGTGTATTATTATTGACAATACGTGCAATACGTGCTATAATATACTTGTCAGGAGGTAAGGAGCATGACAATGAGCGGAAAAGAACTGGTTAGCCTGTTGCTCAAGAATAGGTGGACGCTCGACCGCATCAGCGGAAGCCACTACATTCTGCGCAAGGATGACCAAACGCTGTCAATCCCGGTTCACGGGAATCAAGCGTTGAAACCCGGTCTACTGAACGCGATCCTGAAAAAAGCGGGGCTGAAATAAGCCCCGCTCCCCTGACATACATTATTATGGAGGTGTACAAACATGCTCAAAGCATATCCCGCGTTGTTCCACGCCGAAGACGGCGGTTACTGGGTGGAGTTTCCTGATCTTGACGGCTGTTTTTCCCAAGGCGAAAGCATTGCCGAAGCCAGCGCAAATGCTTCCGAAGCTCTTGAAGGGTTTCTCTTCTCTTTGATGGAGCGCGGCATAGAAGCTCCGGCCGCAAGTGATATTTGCGCTCTGTCCGCGGTAAGCCCGGATTTTACCTCAATCATCACAATAGATACCAGCGCTCTGCTAAAGCGTACACGGGCCATCAAAAAGACGCTCACCATCCCCGCATGGCTTAACGATGCCGCGGAATCACGCGGTGTGAACTTCTCCAGAGTGTTGCAGGACGCTCTTTGTGAACAACTCGGACTCGGAACCTAATACAAAAAAAAGAACCGGGGCATCAAGCCCCGGCTTTGTTGTATCTGCACATCATGCGTTCCAGTTCCGGCACGATCACCCGCTCCATTTTGCGGGCAACCGTGCGTCTGTCCATATGGACCACGCTGCCTGTATCAATGTACGGCATGTGCCACACGATGCACTGTGTTGCGATCTCGCGCTCCTCGCTGCTGAGCTTAGATGAGCGGAGTAGGGCGGCGAACTCATCCGCCGTCAGATGGTCAAATTGCGGCCATGTCGTCCGTGCGCCCATCGCGTCACTCCTCGGTGATTTCGGTCGCTTCTTCTACGACCGTCTCGATCTGCGGCCAGCCGTTAATATACTCGCCGACCGCCGCCTCAATTTCCGCGCGGTCAACGGTATATCCTTTTGCGGCAAGCTGCGCCGCAACGTAATCCAGCTTTTCAGCGCCCTTGCCCGCGCCGTAGATCTGTTCCGCGGCGTAGACCAGAGTGCGGACGGTCGCCCGGAGCATCGTCTGCTGCTCGGCGGTCGTGCGGGCCTTGATCCACGGGATGACCTTGTAAGTGATAATAGATGCGAGAAGCAGCAGAATTGCTTCGATGATGGGAGTCAGGTTAATCATGTGTATTATCCTCCTTATGCAGTGCTTTCCATTCGTCTTCGTCCGGCAGCGCGTCGAAGTGCTTTTTGCGCCTTGCGGCTTCGCCGTTACCGCCGTTTGCTGTGTAGGCCGAGTCCAGTCGTGAGTATCTGCGGCGTTCGTCCTCGGTGGTATATCCCCGGGCGACGCACGCGGCGTAAATCGTGCCCATACTGTCGTCCAGCATGGCCCTGAATGCTTTTGCGATGATCTCATCACGCTGCTGCATGGCTTCCTCGCGGGCGTCCGCTGCCGCGTGGATCGCGCGCAGCTCCCGGATGTCCTGCCGGTTTCGCCACGTCGCGATGCTGTCACACAACGCCACAAGCGCAACGACCAGCAGCGGCCAGTAGTGTTTAACCTCTTCCGGGACGTCCTTCCACAGCAGCAGCGCCGCGGCGCACACTGCCGGAACGGCCCAGCCGATTACAGCGTCAATGATTCGTTTCAGATGTTTCTGCAATGGTATCGCCCGCCTTTGCCGCTCACTGCGGTTCACCGCTGCGCGTCGTTACAAAACCGGGGAATCCCGCTGCCTCCGCCTTGTCGCGGCATCGCTCCGCGTTTTCCTTTACAGCGAAAGCCCCGATCTGCACACGGTACAGATTCTCGTTCACTTTCGCGATAAAAGCATCTGGAAACCCGGCTCGTTTCACCGCCTCGGCGTAACGCCTCGCGTTTGTACCGGACGCGAACGCGCCCACCTGTACGCGGTAAAGCGTATCCGGTTTCTCCGGCTTTTCCGGCTCTTCAGCGTTCAGCAGCAGCCGGACTTCCTCGCGGAACGTGTCCATATCCCTGCCGAACTTCGGCCACCAGTGCATGATGTCGCCGTGATTCGATGCGATTCCGAGCGCGTGGCCTTCCTTGTGGCAGATGATGTCCTTCTCGGTGAGGTCGAACATCTTACACAGCATTACGCAGAGATCGACGGCTTCGGCGTAGACCTTGAGGAAGTATGCCTCGTCCTTGAGGTTGTCTTCGCATATTTCGAACCCGATGTGCGTATTGTTACACGAACCCTTCGGGCCGCTCGCGCCGTGCCAGCCTCGATGGTCCCAAGGAAGAACCTGATAGGTCGCCACCGTGCCGTCCGCCAGCTTTCCGATGAAAGCGTGACAGCAAATGCTGCGGTCCATCGGCTGATTCCAGTGATTATTATACTTGTTTTTTCCAAGCAGCCCGTCATCAGGCCCGACGTACCGGTTCAGCACGGGGTTATTCGCCCCCGTGCTATGTACCATGATGCCCTGCGGTTTGATTTTCTTGCCCGCTTTGTAGCAGGCGTTGTTTGTGAAAATCAGCGTATGGAGATTCATAATTTCCCTCCTTAACCGATGGTGACGGTTGTGCCGCCGGCGGCGTTGGCCGCTTCGCTGTAGGGGATGGGGTTGACGGTGACCTCGGAGAGGTAGTTGTAGCCCTCGTCCGGAAGGACTTCCTGTTCTTCGGCGGTGGGGGTGACGGTCTTTGCCTGCGCCCTGACGCTCTCGCTGCCGCTCATGGTGCCGGTTACGCCGAGAATCGTCACGCCGGAGCGGATGTTCGACGCGATGATCTTCGCCTGCTCGGCGGACGCGATGCTTACCTTGCCGCTGCCGTCGTGCCAGCCCTGCGGGATGGTGTACTCCTGCGCCTTTTCGGAAATCGCGCCGCTGACCGCGCCGTTGCTCGGCATGGTGCCCGTGACCTTCGCGCCCCGGACATAAGCGGTCTTGCCGGAGAGAATCTCCGCCGCCGCGGCCGTGGCGTCCTGCGTGTCGGAATCAAACTCGCAGGTACCGCTTACAGGCTCGCCGTCCGCGCCGTGAGCGGTAACGCCCTTCAGCAGCTTGTCCGCCTGTACCGTATCTGCGGTCAGGTCCATCAGTACTCTGCCGCCGTAAACAACCTTGGAAATTGCCATTTTCTCACACTCCTGTCGTTATTCTATGGGTTCCGGCGCGCCCCACGCCGCGGGATATTCGGACGGGCTGTACACCGTATCGCTCAGACACGGATAAGCCATGCCTTCCAGTACCGCCCACTCTCCGGCGCGGTACATGTCGTGCGAACCGGACGGACGCGCCCACGGGCGGGCCGTCGCCTTTGACGTGCCGTGGTACTGCATCCACAGGGCAGGCGTAACATCCGGCGACCATCCGGGGTTTCCCGCGCTGTCGTGGGCCGACACGCAGCGGTAGGGAATGCCCTCATGTCTGCGCACGTCGCCCGCCGAGAACGCTCCGGGGGTCCACGGGCGCACCGCCGCGACGCCGTCGTTGACCGCTTCCGGCGAGTCCTTTACGCCGTCGATGAATTTGTCCAGCAGTCTGCGCATCTCAAAAAGCTCGTTTCTCTGCGCCGCGTTCATTCCGTCACCTCCCCGCGAAGGATAGCAAGGGCTTCCTCAGTTTCCGGATCGGGAAGATCTTCCTCGGGCGGCTGATTCGCGAGAATTTCGGCGTAGAGCGCGTCGTATTCTTCCTTGGTGATTTCGCCCTTCAGGGGTTCGCCCGAATCAATTGTACCGATACCGAGAAGCGTGCCGTCGTCTGTGTATGCTGCGTAGTATCTCATGTAATCACCCCTTGAAGAAGTACCACTGGTACTTAAAGGTATCAAATTGCATCATGTCCCCTGTCCCTTGAGCTGGTTTATAGTAAACCGTCGGAAGAATTATAGAGCCGTCCGATCCGACCGTCCACGCTGAGTCGTTGCACTGGCTAGTCGACAAAGCCGCGTTGCACGTCGCGCGGTATTGTACGTCGCCGCCACGCGACAAGACAATACCTGCTGTAAAGTGGTAGGTACCGCTCATACTGGAACCAAGAGTGCCCACCATGAGGATAAACAGCACATAATCGCCGCTCAGGTCCAGCGCCTGGCCGAGCTGCGCGGTCTTGGTCTTACCTGTCGGCGTGAAGGTGCCGCTCAGCATCTCAATCCCGCCCGCCTTGAGCTTTCCCAGAATCGCCTCGCCGTCAGCGCCGTGGGCGGTAATGCCCTCCAGCAGCGTTTCGGCGGTGACGGTGTCGCCCGTCAGGTCAATGAGCGTCTGGCCGTTGTAGATGATTTTCGATTTTCCCATGCGCGCCTCCTTAGCCGATGCTGGCGGTCACGCCGCCGGCGGAATTGGAGACTTCACCGTAGGGAATCTTCTCCACAACCACGTCCGACTCCATATACTTCTGCGAGGTCTCCAGCGTAATGTCGCCGGTAATCGGCGTAACGACATACGCGCCCTCGTACACGGGCAGCGGCTGCGCCGTCCACACGCCGCGGGAGACGGTCAGCACCTTGCCGTCGTCCAGAGCGGAGACGGGCGGGAGTCCCGCGCCGCTGCCGGAGCCGCCCACGCCGTCCATTACGTCCATCATCTGCACCTCGGTCCCCCTGCGGGCCGTAAGCCGATGCCCGCCCGCGATGGGCTCGATGGTGATTTCCCAGTCGTTGACAATCATCGCGCCGGACGACACCGTGCCGCCCAGCGACGCCGCCGGGGAGACGCGCCCGACGATATTCGTTCCCGTCAGCAGACTCACAGCGCCGTCACCTCCGAAGCGATATTGAAATTCTTCAGGTTCGCCTCCGTCACGCGCCGGGAAGACGCTTCCAGCGCCGGCCAGACGGTTTTGCGTTCGCCGTCCTCGGTCATG